CGAGAATGAACCTGAGCGCTGCAACGTCAAGCGCTGAACCTGCTTGCGACACGAGGAGCGCAGCTCGTGCAAGAGATACGTCAGATGAGGTTCCTGTGTCGACTGCACGGAAGGCGAGACTGGACGCTTGTGTAGATACGCCCGCGTCAGCACGAGAGAGCGTCGCGTGGAGCGCTCGAAGGTCATTACATGCGCCTGTGTCGGAACGGGAGAGAGACGCGCGGAGCGTTGAGGAATCTGCGCCGGTTCCTGCGTCAGACCCTGCCTTTGACAGCGCCCCTTGGGCAACAGACGAGCTATCCGCGCCTGTGCCTGCGTCTGTGCGCGTATGACGCACGACGAGTAGAGAACTGTCGACTCCTGTTCCAGAGTCAGTACCATGCTTCGCATTTCCAGCCTGGAGTGCAGATCCGTCTGTGCCAGTGCCTGCCTCTGTCTTTGTGTAGACAGCTTTCTGCGTCGAGACATCTACACCTGCACCTGTTTGCGTAACTGCATACCTGCGAATGACAGCAGACGCCTCTACACCTGTGCCTGTCTCTGTACGTGTGTGTGTCGCGTGAGTCGCAGACACATCTGCACCTGAACCTGCATCTGCACGCTGATACACAGCCTTTTCTGTAGAGACATCTGCACCTGCACCTGCACCTGCATCCGTGACTGCCTTCGGGACAGTTAGGCGAGACGTCTCTGCGCCAACCCCTGTCTCTGTGCGTGCAGAGACAGTCCTCTCCACAGAGGAATCAGTACCTGAGCCTGTCTGTGTGACGGCAGAGACCTTAGCTTTGGTCGAATCTACTCCAGTGCCTGTTTGTGTTAGTGGGTACGCTGCACGCACAGAAGAAACATCTGTACCTGAACCTGACTCCGTACGTGTGAACGAGACAGTTCTAACTGCTGTATCCGTGCCCGTGCCTGCATCTGCCAGCAGAAGGACAGCCTTCAGTGTCGATGCCTGCACACCACCTGAGCCTGTCTCTGTGCGCGGAAGAGCTGCCTTTAGAGTCGACGCTTGCGTTCCACCTGCCCCTGTGTCCGTTCCCGCCTTCGGTGTTGAAGAGGCAGCTGGAATCTCAAACTCAGCCCATGCAACCTGTGCCTTGGAAAGAACGACTGCAGGCCGAACTGCAATGATTGCAGCAATGCCGTTGCCACGAGTCGCATTCGACACACCCCATGTGCCTGCGTCTTCCGCAGAGGCATTGACCTGCCTGAACGCAACACCTGCAGTGATGTGGCCGACAGCGTCCGCGTTACGTGCGACAATCAGTTCCCCTGAGTAGTTCGTCGGTGGGGTGTCGAGCGTCGGAGGACTCCCAGTCGTTGATGTCTCTGTATGCCCTGCAACTGCGACCCACAGTGTGTCTTCTGCAGCCCAGTTCGCTGGGTCAAACGACGCAACATCCGCAACCGCGTTCGTAGCTCGAACAGCAGCAGAAACCTCAGGCGCTGTTGTCCCATGCCACGTTCCTGCGGGGATGCGCATCAGGAAGTTGACAGAGCGGAACGCATGCGCCGACGTGACCGTGAAGGTTCCCGACTCTGAACCTGTCGCGACCTTGTACGCAACGCCGATTGCAGGATCGAGTGCTGTTGCTGTCGCGTCGTCCTTTATCTCTGTAAAGGATGCACCCCAACCAGAGAACTCAGCGTTCGCCGTACCGCCCTGGTACTGGACGCAGACAGCAATCAGCAGGTCGCCAGCCTGTGGCCCAGCACCACCCCTCAGGGACGAGAGGCTCGGGAAGGTGTGCGTCGTGACGGCAGTTGTTGTTGCCGCCCCAAGCAGGTCGCCACTGGCCGTGGTCGGGATCGTCGGGAAAGACACCGACTAACTCGCAGTCGCGTAGAACTCCAGATACAGATCAGCGTAGTCTGTAATCGTGTCTGCTTCTGTACCAGTCAACGTCTCATCGAAGGTCGTGAAGGTCGTGCCGATGTTCGACCGCGTTCGCGTCGCAATCAGCGTCCCCGCGCCCTGAGAGTTACCACCACCTTGGTACAGCTTGACTGTCATATCGACAGTCTGTCCAGTCACATTCTTCCTGATCCTCCAATGGATCACGTGCCCTGTAGAAAGGGAGGGATCGACTCCTGATGCAAGTTTGACACGGCATCCTGCATTCGAGGGCGAGTCGACAGATTGGATGTAATCCGTGTCTGAGGGCGTTGTCTCGTCAATCGCAGCAGCAAGAGCTGTGCCAGCTGCCTGGTCAGTCCAGGTCCCGTCGACCGAATCAGCTGATGGAAGGAGCAGCTGCGCGTCCTGTGGCTTGAACGACACACCAAAGAACATGTGCTGACCTTGCCCAGCAGCTGCGTGGTTGGAAGTACCACTCGACGTGTTCGCTGAAACACTCGCTTGGTAAAGCGACTGGAATCCAGAATCAGATCCGACTGTGTTGTTGACTCCAGCATTCGCTGTCCACCCAGTGATCAACCCACCAACAGCAGTGTTATCGTCAGAAATGTAGAACTGCACTGCCAAGCGCTCTGCACCTGAGACTGTCAACGCGTTGAATGGTGGATTCGCTAGAGTCTGCGCAGTGCTCGGCTGGAAGTCATCCCACGGATCTCCGGTTGTAATGCAACCACTGATCGTGTAGGCCCTGCCTGAGAATAGGCCGTTGGTAGAGACAATCCAGTTCGCGCCTTGTGTGAAGACAGGATTGGTTTCGCTACTCGAGGTCGCTCGCTTCCAGAAGAACCCCATGCGCCCATCGAGACCTGCAACCGTGATCGGAATATCCGACTGCTTTGTCCAACCTGCAGGCGTCGGCATCACGTCGATGTCTGCCACCGTGTCAGGTGACCAGACCATTACAGTGCAGACAAGGATGTCGTTCGCCGCGTGAGTCGGCAGCGTGATCGTCAGACTGCCACCGTCGACTATCTGGGTAGCGACAGAACCTTCTGCTGAAATAGTTGGAGCAGCCATCAGGCAGCGACGTGAGCACCTGCAGCGACGTTCGCAAGAGTGCGAGTCACGCCATTGATATCTGTCGCAGGCACGTACGGGTACAGAGATGGTCTGATGATCCCCTTCGCGGCAGAGCCTGCCTGCAGCGCGAAGTTGTCATTCGCTGCGTCCACATACAGAGGGTTACCATGCACTGAACCTGAGATCGTCCAGGTGCCAGAATCGAAGTCGCCATTACCATTGTTCCACCCGAGACAATCAGAGATTGTCACTCCTGTGTAGGCGTTGTAGGATTCGTAGCCCCACCAAGGAGAGTCGCTTGAAATACACCCGATCAGGGTCACATTGCTCAGCACATCTACACCCTCAGAACCGATGACTACCCCTCCGCGATTGACAGATCCGTAGAACGTGCAGCAAACCACCAGCCCGCCGTGGTAGTGCGGATACAACTGCGCGCCATAGGCAACATTGCGGTAAAAGATGCAGTTGTAGATCAGGAACCGCGAACCCTGACCTGTGTAGATACCGTGATCCTGGTTGACAAGTGCTGGGGTACCATTGCGGTGCACGCGACAGTTCCTGACGACAACATCATCGTGCGGGTAGAGAAGGATCCCCTGTCTCGCCGCGTTGTGGATGTTGCAGCCAACAATATCGTAACCACCTCCACCCTCGCCCTTGATATTGTCTTCATAGGTCGAGTTTCCAAAGGCAATCTCAAGATTGCGCAAACGCCACTTCGAGGTGTTCGACTTGTAGGTGCGCCCACCAGTGATGATGCCATTCTGGATCGTTGTCATCTGCGCGTTCGCAGGAAGCTCAACCTGAGAACCGATGTCGATTGTGTTCCCGCCAAGATCGAGAAGCGCTCCACTCTGCGAGAGGTTCGCCTGAAGCTGGGAGAGGGACGAGATAGGGATCACAGGACCAGGCGACTCCGCAAGCACCCACTCGAACCCTGTGTGTAGGAGGGTGCCAAACGTACCCCCAGCACCAGGAGGTGCACCGAGCGCCTGGTCATAGTCAGTCAGGCCACGATCAAGCGCAACAGCAGAACCACCGTCCCGCCATTGCTTGCGGATAGGCATCAGGTGTACTTCCTGTAGGTGACGTTCAACTCAGCCTGCGCAGACACAGCAATGAACTTGAGCGGGGCAGGAAGAGCAAGCTCACCGATGAATCCTGCAGTCAGGACAAGGCCACTTCCCGCTGCACCTGTGGTCGGAGATGAACCATCCTCCGTGAACCTCACATCAGCATCTTCGACAGTGACCAGGGCATGCGTCGCTCCTGCAGGAACAGTCAGCGTCACAACTGCGCCTGTTCCCACGTCGAGCGAATACTGAGCTCCTGCAACCACTGTCGGGGCCCAAGGACCCACATCCACCCTCTGCGCGTGACCTACACCTGTGTCACGGTCGCGTAGCGTCTTCGTGCTTCCGTCAGCGACAATTACACTGAGTTCATTGTCAGCCACTAGTCCTCCTAGGCGAGTGAGAGGGATTTCTTGACAGATAGCGCCTCAACCTTGTACCAGGCGCCCTTACTGAACGTCGTGTTGCATGGCGGATACTTGGAGGTGTGCTGGAATTCGGGATCCCAGGTGAACGCGTATTTCCCTCCAAGTACCTCAGATGAGAACCTGTACCCGACAGCACCTGGCACAGGATCCCACCCGAGCGTAACCGTTGTCGTCGTACTCGCGAGAAGCCTCAACTCCCCCACCTCCACAACCTCTTTGTCTCCGAACAGATAGGTGAGGCCAGCAGCCGCCCCCATCCTCAGGCACCTCCGAACAAGAACACAAAGCCTGCAGCTGCAACCTTCCCCTGCCTTCGCACGAGGTTGTTGACGTTGACGACTAGCCGATCCTGCGCAGACTTGCGGTTCTTGTACTGGACGTTACCCTCGAGGAGATGGGATCCGTCAGGTGCCCTTGTCGTGTCCCACGTGTACGCGAGTGGGGACACGCGCGTATTCGCTACGATACTACCATCTACCTGGAGCCAGAGCGACCTGATTCCTGACTGAGGTGCAGCCTGCACCTTGACCTGCACCTGACCACGCAGGGCATCGACATCGCCCCCAGGCACAGTGACAGCAACCGCAGGTGTCTCTTGCGCCTTTGCTGCAAAGACGGAGAGAAACGTGCGGGTCAGGAAGTCGATCCTGAGCATTAGGAGATCGTGACCGATCCCGTCAGCGTCCAGGTCCCGGTTGCCTTGGTTCCAAGCGACTCAACCTTACGGTTGAGCGTCTTTGCTGCCGTCGCTCCGTTGTCGATGCACCACTCCTGCCAGGCGTAGTTCGCCTCACCTGACGTGAAGTCAGCCTGCCAGTCCATTGTCTGGGCCGTGCGGGTCGGGTAAACACCGTTCATTCCCTTGTAGGTCTTGTTTGTCGCAGCCTGAAGATCTGTCTGCGTAGCAGCAGCTGCCGTTGTCGAGTCACCCACACCAATCCGTGCATTCGCCGTGTTGAAGGCAGTCGGCGAACCCTCGCCTGCCATCAGGTCGAGCATCTCTGAGATGCCCTCGTTCAAGAGCAAGTTCCCCTTGATCTCATCTTCGACTTCTGCCCTGCCGATGAACTTGCGCAGAAGCTCAGACGAGACCTCAGCGAGGGGAGCGAGACCCAGGCGCTTGCGCACATGGGCAACAGCCTCTTCAGACCACTTCTCGCAGAGCCAGTTGAAGCGCCACGAGACCACCTGTAGACCCGGAACCTCGACTGCAAGGCCTCCGGAGTCGCGTCCAACAGAAACATCCATCCGTACTGTCCTCCTTACTGCTGGTTTCGGACGCCCTGCGTCCCGGATCCCTGCTTTTCAGGGGCCACATTCTGCTGCTGCCTTAGCGTCGACTCAGCGGCCATCTTGCTCGCATCATACGCATCTGCCTCTTGAAGCATACGGTAGATTGTCTCGTCGTCATACCCCAGCTCTTTGAGAATCTGAGAACGAGAGACACCTACCGACTTCTTCTTGACAGCTGTATCTGCAAGTTCAGCCTCTGTCTTCTGCGCAGCATCAGCCCACAACGTCTCAAGGCGCGTATCGTCGTCTAGGCCTGGTTGGTTCGCAATCTTCAAGCAGAAGAGCATCACGTCTTCCCACACGTTGCCGAACGCAATCTGTCTATCCGTGATCCTCTTTACGAAGCGCACCTCAGCCGACTTCATCGCCTCACCTGAGGGGAAGTCACCGTTCACGATGTAGAAGTAATGCAGAGGCGTTCCTGAAACCCGTGCAATCGAGGCCCAGAACTTCTCCTGAACCCTCAGGAACTGCCCGAGATCCGTCGCGTCGAACTGGCCGACCTTCGCTTCTGAGTCAGCAATCGCCATCATCCGCTCGACGCCATAGTTGCGCCACGTCGGATCGACAGGCTGCCCTGTTGTCTCGTCCATCTCGATCTCAAGCCCGATCACGTACCGCTGCTTGAACGAGGCGAACTCCATAGCGATGATCATGTCCATGACCGACTTGTTGAGCGCGTCCTGTAGGGGAGCTACTCCTCTCAACTCAGAATATCCGTACTTGCGTGCGCGCTGATTCGGAAAGTGGAACGCAGGAACCTGGAGATACTCGTTACGCACAATCCCGGTGAGAGTAAACGCATCTTCCTTCTCTGGAAGGGCGTCACTCTTCGTCTTTTGCTCGTACTTGAGAATCGCATCCGGAAGATACAAGTTGATCCGCCAGCGCTGTACCGTGAGGTCATACCAGACCTTAGCGAACCTAGTCGTGACCTGGGGGTTGTCTACATCGTACTCGATGCAGCACTGAATCGCCTGCTGTGGCCAGATCTGGGGATTGCCAGCATCATCTGGCCAGACAATCACGTATGCGTCGCCTGCCTTCAGCGATTCTGTGTGCACCTCTGTCGACTTGAGGTCCATCCTACAGTCACGCCAGATATCGAGTGCCTTGACCCCGACCTCATCCTCAATCGTGACCTTCTTCATAGTCGCCTGGGGGGCGCCCGGAATAGAAGGCCCGGTTGGAATGTCCTCCGTGACGACAGTTGCAAGAGAGGACTGGAATCCCTGCACGATGAGACGGTCAGCTAGAGAGTCAACAACAGGAGCACAGGCATTCTCCGCAAACTCCTTGAACGTCGAGCCGAAGGTGTTGCGAAACTTGTCTGTCGCGAACGCAAGTGGCTGCTCTCCCTCGTAGTACTCGCAGTACCGCCTGTATTCATCCATCTGCGACCTACGGAACTGCTGAAGGGCCCAAGCTAGATCTGTCACCAGACAGCAACCTTTCCTGACCGGGAGATGAGGTCCTCGAAGGCCCCAGAAACTGCGTCGACTTGGTCATCATGCGTCACAAACGGGAAGCGGGTCAACTCCTTGAAGAATTCTCTGTTCCATGGCGCCCGGATTACCCTCACTTCCCCACGCTCTGCCGCGTTTGCGAACTTCTCTGCTCTGAGAACCTTGTTCCCTGTGGAGCGAACCCCTTTGAAGGCGAAACGCCGAAAGATCGTCCTCGCGAGCGAGTGAATAAACAGCTTCCCTTGGGACCCAGGCTCCTGCTCACACCTGATTCTCGTCGCCTGACCATCCTTGTGCGCGATCTTCGACATACGCGCCTCGACGCGTCCAGGCGTCTCTCTCATACGCTCGATGTCGAGGATGTAGTAGTACCCGTCAGACCCGAAACCGACGAGAGCGCCCACGCTGTAGTCAGGATCCTCGCCCTTCTTCTCATTAGTCGCGGCAAGATCCCAGCGCCTGACCTTCTTCCGCAGTTTCACTCCTGAGGGAACACCCGGGACAACCTCAAACCACTCCTTGGAGAAGAGTGCTCCCTCCTTAGGAGCCGGACGCTGCTGGTACAGCGACCCCCAGACATAGGGACCCACATCCTCCTGTGTCATCTCCAGGTGTTTGAGGGTGATTCGCTCTGGAAACAGCGCCTCTCCAGGAGCACGACCTAGAGGATCCTCGTCAGGAAAGTCCTCATCTGGTTCCTCTGCAATTGCAGGAAGGCGAACACGCAGAAAGCGGCCACCAATATCCGCATCCTCTTGGTGCGCGACGATGCGTCCAATCAGGTCGTCCTCGTGCCACCGCGTGCCAATCACGAGAATCATGCCGTTTGGCTCAAGACGAGTGCGGAATGTGGAGGTGTACCACTCCCAGGCCTTCTCACGATACACCTCTGAGTTCGCCTCTTCCGAGTTCTTCACCGGATCGTCAATGATCAGGAGGTTACCACCGCGCCCAGTGATAGCTCCCCTGACCCCAGCAGTGATCATTCCTCCCTTGTGCCCCTTCAGGTCCCACCGTGACGCTGAGGACGATGCAGGATCCAACTCAACGCCGAAGTACTTCCCATACTCAGCGAGCGTGTTCCTCGTCTTGCGCCCCCACGACATGGCAAAGTCGGCCTCGTATGACGCGAGGATCACCCGGTGGTCAGGACGCGCACCGAGATACCAGGCAGGGAAGTAGTGCGAGCACAACTCTGACTTGCCGTGCCGCGGGGGCTCCTCAACAATCAGGCCAATGTAACCGTCACGCGCGAGCGCGCCTGCGGACAGTTCCACTAGTTTCTGGTCGAGAAAGTCGACGTGCCTAGCGTGGATCCACGTCGAGGACCTCAGATCCACTTCCGCTGCCGACTCGCTCCGCAAGTTCGCCACGAGTGCCAGGCCCGAGGGGCTCAGCTGCGCTACCTGCTGTAAGTCGATGGAGAAGGTCTCTTGAGGCTTCTCTTGCATCGTCGTCGCCAAGGATCACCTGGTTGATCTGGACGAGGGGTGCACCCTCATTCTGGACAGTGAGCCTGTCACGCTTCGACCAATGCTCCGGATCTGAACGCTCCAGGTACCACGCTGCAGCCTGCCAGGTATTCGGAGCACCTGAAAGGGCAGTGTTGCGAACGACCTCGATCATCTCGCCCTGGACTTCTGCCTTGACCTGTTCCATTGCCTCAGCCCAGGCTGCGTACTCAGGGAACTTCTCTGGCCACTTCCTGCCCTTGTATAGCCACTCGTGACCTAGGTCTGAGTTGAGGCCCACCTGACGGCAAGAGGCCCGGAACGTGTTGCCGAGACGCATTGCCTCCAGGACCTTGTCTGCGTAGATTGGGAACTTCGACGCAGGGTTCGCTGTGCCTACAAGGTTCCTAGGACTTGCTGCCACTGCTCCCATGGGCGGCATAGTAGCATACGTCAGTGGGCTGATCAAGGCGCCTGTACCTGGCAAGGTAAGGTGCCTTTTAGTATAGTGGCGCTGTAGAGCGCTAGTCCCCGTCTCCCCGGAACTGGAAGGCCGGATGGCCCCCTACCTTGTTGCGTGGCTTGAAAACAGCAAAAGAAAAAATTAGTTTCACATTGACATATGTGTACAGGTGTGGCAACCCATACAGGTATGGGGGTGTATGACATATGACAACATGTGGATACACACATAATGGCGTATATCCACAATGTGCTCTGCTTTGCAATTCGGAGACCCAGGGGCGAGGGAGGGTACGGATGTATGCCGTACTCTGTATACACATACGACAACAGCATGGCCACACATATGCCGGCCAAGACGTACAGGCCGGCACGTGTGCTGGGTGTGTATGTGTGGTTAGCGATTGTGCAAGCGCTGCCAGTGCACAAACCAGTGCTTGCCAGTCATGGTGTGGTAGCACTCATCACGTGCTCTGTCACCATCTTCCCACGTCGCACTGAGGTCCTCGGCAACGTACATCGAGCAACGAACTTGTGCGACAGCCTCAACAAGAGGCGCAGGAACAGTGGGATCGACCGACTCTCGCTGCCCATCACAGCGTCCGACGTAGTAGGCTATGAGCATGATGCCAGCGAGGCCAGCAAGCATACCACAGGCCCCGATGAGGTCCCGCGCCCGGGTCATGTCAGCCTCCCACAGGCCAGTAGTAGGACCGCTGCCTGATCTCACCGTGTGCAGCGAGCAGCAACAGTTGGGGCAAGTACAGGTCGTTCCGCAACTCTCGCTGCGTAGCCTCCTCGAGGTGCTCTTGGCAGGCATGCGTCCCATAGGCGCGCTTGTCGTTCCTGCCCCTGATGTGAAGGAGGGCACCAGTCGCTTGCCTGTGACAATCATACGCCGCACAGCGCCTGCTTCCCTTTGTCATGACTCCTCCCTGACGTTGCCCTGATCGTCGAGCGGATACACGTTCACGTAGACACGATCCCCGAGCGCGTTGCGGACCTGATACCCGACCACGGTGCAACTCGGGGTCAGCGTGCCCTCGTTCAGGAGGTGCTGAATCCACGAGAGGACCACGATCCCGTCGAGGTGGTCTGTCTTCGAGTCGATGTGTTCGACGCGGTGCTTCCCCGAGTTGCTGCGGACCTCGATCCACAGCTGCATATCGGTCTTCTCGAACTGCGACCGATCGAACCTGCGCTGCCCTCCCGATGTGTACTCGACGTCTGCGACTCTCATTGCGTGCCTCCTTGTCGTCGTGATGCCACCGCGGGCCCCGAAGGACCCACGGACGCGTCAGGCCGACTTCGCCTTGCGGTTGCTGAACGTTCCGCGCTTGACCCGCTCCGGCTTCAGCGCTGCCTCGAACGCCTTGACGCCCTTGGCGTCGGCGTCGCGCTTGCGGGGCGCCTTCGCCTTCTTCAGCCCGCTGGAGTAGGCCTTGTTGTAGGCCTTCTCGGCGGCCTTCGACCAGGGCGAGAATCCGTCCTTCTGCGACTTGTCGCGATAGAAGAACTCCGCCAGGTCCTCGAGCTTCGCGACGGAGTAGACCTTCCCCGTCTTCGTGCAGGTCTTCGTGATCTTGTTGGTCGTGCGTGCCATGATCGTCGTCCCTTCGTTTATCGGTGCGGTTACATTGTGTGCGCGCCGTGACGTGGTCGCCTGCGCCTCCGTGTTCGATTCGCTGTGCATGCACACAGCATAGTGCCGCCCTTGGCCGAGTTCAACCGTTTCCCTGGTTTTAGATGTAAACTGTCTGTAAGGATCTATCCGTCTGCTCTGGTTGCAGGTTGTGCAGAGTGATCGCTAAAATTGCATTAGCGACAGAACGATACCCCCAGGAGCGTGCCCCCGGTTGGGACGGAGTAGGGATATTGGCCATACATCATGCGCAAGGCTCAGCCATACAAGAGCACCTGCTATGGCCTTACAGGTAACCAGGTAGGCAGCCTGACAGGAAGTCGGCTGGAAGCCTACG